CGGAGAACAACCGGCAGCGGGATCTGATAGACGTCACTGATGCGGGTACTGATGCAGACAGCAGCGCCAATAGCGATCCCCTCCGAGGCTCCGATCCCTCGAAACGTGTCCGTAGTGGCAGTCTGGACCTTATCCATTCCGAAGGTCGTCCATAGTGTCGCGGTTCAGGAATCCTCGTCGAATCTGCCTTCGATCAGCATCGTTACGGCCTCGAGAGCTTCGGTCTCGTCATCCCCGTCGCAAATGATGGAGATGATTGTTCCCCGGGCTGCTCCCAGCGCCATGATGCCAAGTATGCTCTTGGCATCGATAGTCTCGCCATCTTTGGCGACCGAAATATCGCTATTGAAGCGACCTGCGGTGTGCACCAACTTGGCTGCGGCTCTGGCGTGCAGGCCCAGTCGGTTAATGATCTCGAGGTCACGCTCAATCATGGCTATTTGTCGTTCATTTTCAGCAATAGTCATTCTTTGCTGCATTTCCATCTGCACTAGTTCACGCTTGGCTTCAATCTTCATTTGCTCCAACTCTTTCATTGCAGCAATTTTTTGAGCTTCTGGATCTACCGGTGGATTTTTCTTGGCATCTTCAATGGCTTTTTCTGATTCATCATCGGTTCGTAATACTTCGTTGGCTGATACTTGCATGCCTTTGGCTGTGTTCTTAAGAACACCGCGAACCTTTAATTCTTCTGGGCCACCCGGCATTCCAAGTGCAATTCCAACAAATTCAGCTAAGTTTCGAGCCTGCATTTCACGTACTAATAATACTGAGGTGCCGCGAGCATCAACATTGAAATCACCTTTTATCTCAGATTTACCATTAAACTGCATATTCCAGTCGTAAAACCTGCTGATAAATGGCTCTATAATATCATCGTCAAAGTTTTTAACGGCTTTCCGCATCATGATATTGTTTGAACTCATCCATAATTGAGTACCGCCAAGGGTTTTCATCATAGCTGGTTGCTGTGTGTCTGGGGATTGGTTGCTCATATTGGCAACTGGAACGCTAGTTTCTTCATTAACCAATCGCTTAGCAGATTCAAATATTTCAATTAACTCATTTTGGTGTGAGTCAACATTAAATGCTTGCATGGCATAATCAGCTCTAACCTTTGGATCATCACTGGTTAAGAACCAGATTTTGCGTGGTGTTAATTCCCATACACCATCAGCAGGTTCAACCATATTTTTGTTTATTAAGATTTGTGGTCCAGTAGCTAAACCGGCATTATCCATTATCATGCGCCATGAGGCGTTGACCGCTTTTTGCGGCCCTCGCATACGATAAGGAACACCAAACCCAAATGTGCTGGTATCGTCTTTTTCCCAATTCAGGATATTGTAGGGCATTTCATTACTATCCATGTGATTCAAGCCTACCTTAATCACAACGCCAAGGCAGAACCATACAACACCCTCAAATTCTTCCAGATTATCATCTTCATCAACTTCACAGCCGCATAACTGTAGGTGTTCTTTTTCAATTGGACCATGATATTCCAGAACTTCATACCGGTTATCTTGTTGAATTTGGGTAATTCCGTTGATTTCGCGTAACTCATTTAAGTAAGTTAGCTTTGCGGTTCGTGCATTTGGCTGGTTTTGTAACAACATTGCTATTTGTTTCTTCATGAAGCCTGGATTCTTAGCCAGTTTCCTCAAGTCCTTCTTAGTCATTAAATGACGTTCAAAGGTAAATTCTGAATCTTCCCACCGCACCGCTGACATATCCGGGAAGAAATTCCATGGATCAACGAAAGTTGCTGTTGGTTTATTTTCTTCTTTGGTGCTTAAAGTCCATTCACCGGTTTCATTTTCTATCCAGGCCTTCTTGGCACTGCGCTCAACCATTGGACCTTTGATGATTCCAGTGCCAATAACAACGGCATCATGGATAATTCTGCGGCAAACAGCATTGAATTTTGCTTGTTTTAATTGGTCGTCAATCTCAGTCTGCATTAACTCAGCAGTCTTTTCAGCCTGTTTAATGGTTTCCTGAGCTAAATCACTTGCTTTGTATGGGGTAGGCTCCTGAGTCTCTGGGTCAAGCTCATCAGGGTTTACGGCAACACTTCCATCATCAAGTGTTACTTCTTGGTCGTCTTTAAGGGATTTAACCAGCTCGGGTACTGGTGTGCTTTTTAGCCCCCAGTTACGATCATCGGTTGGAAGTACTAAATCTGATAATTTTGATTCGGCTGTATTACTGGTTGAGCGAGTCAGATTAACGAATAATTGACTACCGCGCTTACCTGTTTTGAATTGTTTTGCTGTTTGAGTATCGTATCGGCCATGATAATGCCGTAAATCTTCAAGCCATCGTTGCTCGATTTCTTCTTTTAGTCCAACTTGCTTATCAAATAATCGTTGCAGCCCAGTACCAAATAGCTGCATTGTTTCATCATCGGCTAGTCGCTGTTCTTCATCCTCGGCACTTTCTTCCTCTGGATAGCGGCCTTCACCTTCTGGTAATTCGTTTTCTTCCTGCTTCACAGCGGTAGAATGCTTCATATTTTGATACTCTTGGACGTTAGATAATAATATACACCATGATTTGCATGGTATCCACTAAATGTAATGTTCTACCGGTATAACTATGTCCCGTCTACGTAAATCTGGTGATGCCACAGGAACTGCAAAAGTTAAAGCTAAGCTATCGAAATAATCTGGTGAAGCCATTCCTCTTTTCTTCATAACTTCTTTTTTCTCGATTAAATACCGTCCTAAACTATCATAACCGTATCTTGGTCCACATAAATCAGCTTGCAGCACATCTAAATCCTCAATATCAACGCCACCTTCCATTTCAAACCAGTCGCGCATAAGTACTGCCATTTCTGCGCGCTTATTAGCATACTTCGTTTCTTCAATTGCACGATTACTGCTATTTATTGCCATTATTCGGCCTTCTTTCTTATATCCTAACTCAACCAGCCTATCGTAAACACCAGCCCCAAGTCCGCCAACATCAATAAACATCATAGTAACATCGGTTTTTTTTCCTGATATTGGGTCACTTAATAGTCTTACACATATTCCAGCCACCTCCATAACGCTTTTCTTTCTATAAGCAATAGATTTATAGGCTTTTCTGCCGTTCCGGTGGATTATTGCAGTTCTATCAGCCCCAAATCTTGCAGGATCGACACCGACAATATGTGCTCCTGATAGCTGCCTTTCTGTTTTCCTCGCCAAGAGGACATATTTTGGATTTATTAAAGATTCTTCACCTGATGATTGAAATGCTTCTGCTGCTGTAAATGGATATTCTTGCTTAAACCGCCAGTAGCCTTCTTCGCCACCAGTGGTAAATTCGTTAACTTTCATTCTTCGCCAGTTTAAATGCTGCGGTGTAAGGCCATCACTTTTAAACAGCTTGAGTAATTCAAGCTCATCTTCGGTTAGAATAAAGTCTTCATCACACTTTACCTGGTATTCAGGTTGCCAATACCATGGAAGAAACACAGCCTCATAGTCACTCTCGCCTCGTTCTGCAAGCTGCCATTGTGCATGGTAATAATTACCAATACCGTTGGCCGTTGACTCTAAAAATATTTCAGTGTCATCTAGTAGCGGTATTCCTTGCATCACACCCATAGCGTGAGTTTCAGCATGAGGCCAGAAAGCTACCTCTGACCCATGAAAATATTGATTATTACTTGACCGTCCAACAGCTTTAGATCCTGCTGTACCAACCTTGTATCCACTGTCAAGACTGCTGAATGACAACGCCTTGCTAGATTGCGCACCGGTTTTAGGTTTAACTTGAGGCATGCAATTGTCGTGAAATCTCTGAGCCATTTCGAATAATGTTTCAGTGGCTTTGTCTTCATGGGTTAAGATAAAGGCACCAACCCCTCGTAAATGGGTTGTTTTCCAATAGAATCGCCCCTCAACATAGGTAGAGATTCCTTGCTGTCGCCCTTTTAATACAATTATTCGTACCCTACCTTTTTCTTTACGCTGTTTTTCTACTACTGAATGTAGATATTTTTGTGTTTTATTTAGCTCGAAGGGTTTTAGTGCGCCATCTTTTGGTTTTATCTTTAGTGCGGTTAATGCATAGAACTCGAAGTTTTCCTTAAGGGCTTTCCTTAGCTTTAATTCGTTTTTGTTTATTTCCTGCTCCACTTACTTTAACCCTTCAATCATGGCCAGCCATCTTTCGTGCTCACCATCATCAATAGTTGCGGCAATGGAGGATAGTCTAGGGTGAATGTAAGGTGCTGCTTTTTCAGCCGCATTATCTCTACGTCTTTGAAGGGCTTCAATCTCAACGGCATACTGAACTGCATCGATATCACCATCATTATATTTCTTCTTAACTTCATCGATTGTTTATCTTAGGACGTTAAGCATATATGCAAGTGGTGAAATTTCA